TGATTGGGGTCTGCTGAGTGGTCTCTGGCATTTGCATTATGCCTGATGCTGCTGGTGTCGGCACCTGCGGGATGAGCCCCGGCTGACCGACGCTGGCCGCAATCTTCGGGAAGTTCTTGGCAACATCCGCCAACTCCTGCAACGCCGTCTTGTAGTTCTCAAGCGCCTCAGCCTGATTCTCCAAGGCTTCGGTGTAGGCGTCGGCAGCCTCACGCTGACGCTCCTGTGCCTTGGTGACCGCATCCTGCAACGGCACAAGCTCGCGATCGCCCTCGGCAAGACCAGTCGTTGCGATGCGCAACTGACGGCGAGCCTCATTGAGTTTGTTGGCGACATCAATCTGGTTGTCTTCGGCGTCGGCAACAGCGAACTTCGCTTCAGCCAAATCAATCTCGGCACGACGAATCGCATCAGGTGTCGACGTCGGGTCTTGGCGAATCTCGGCGAGCTTGCGTTCCGCGTCACTCACCGCCATGATTGCTTCCTCTTGACCGAACTTTGCCCTGGCAAGACCACGCTCAGCCGCAGCCACAGCCCGCTGAGCGTCAGCAATCTCTGCCGGTGAACCAGCCTGCTGAGCCTTGAGCAACGCAGCCTGCGCGTCGGCGACTGCCTTGTCTGCTTCTGCCACAGACTGCTGGGCACGGCTCGTGCGCTTCTGAGCGTCACCGAACGCCTTGGATGCCTGCTGGGCTGACTTCAAGACTTGTGTGTATTCCTTCAACTTCTCGGCTGCGGTCTTGGTCTTTTCAGCTGCACCCGAACCGGCAGAGATTTGTTGTCTGACCGATTCGTTGTATTTGTCGAGCGCACCCTGCGAAGATATACGGGCACGGTTCTCCGCCTGAACACCCGAAATGAACCGTTGCAAGACGCCAGACGTCTGCTCAAGGCGGACTCGAATCTGGTCAACTCCATCGGCGGCATCCTTGGCGGACAGTTCCATGCGACCGAACGCCACCGGGGCGATCTTGTCAATGGTTCCGATGTCGATGCCAATCTTCCGCAACGGACTCGTGATTGCATTCAATGCCTCAATGACAACATTGACCGCAGCGATGATGTTGTTCGTCAACTGTTCCCAAACAGCGATAACGAAATTACCCATCGTCTTGAAAGCGTTAGAGACACTTCCCGTCTTGGCGACAAGTGTGACGAACGCGCCGACCAGTAGACCAATCAAGACGATGATTGCCCCGATTCCTGTGGCCGTCAGCGATGCACCGAATACGACGTTTGCGGCGGCGGCCAGTTTCATCACCAATGTGTACGCACCAAATGCGGCAGCGACACCAGTGATGATTCCAGTGATAGTCGCCAATGTCGTACCCAAAAAGACGATGACTTCCGTGTTGTTTTCAACAAAACTCAATACCTTGTCCAGCACACCGACGAGGGATTCAAGCACTGGCAGGAATGCAGTTCCGATTGATTCGATGACCTCGTCAAACCGGTTGCGAAGAATCGTCATCTGTCCGGCAAGCGTCTGACCTGCCGCCTGTGCAGCACCGCCGAAGTTCGCTTGCAACTCTCGCAACACCTGATCGAAGGATTGACCTTCTTTGATGTTGTCTCGTAGCGTCGGGCTCAACGCCTGAAGAGCTTTGTTGTTTCCATTGCTTGCTTTGGCGAGTGCATCACTTACCTGTTGTAAATCAGTTCCAGTCGCAATTGAGATGTCCTGAGCGACGGTGAGCAGGTCTTGTGCTCGAGTCAGGTCGCCAGTCGCGACGACAAGCGACGACAGAGCCGGACGGAGTTGGCTGTCGGAGAACGTGGTCGTCTTCGCCAACCCGGAGATGAATTTCTCCGTCGAAGCCACCGCCTCATCGGTCGCGCCAACAACATTCTGGAGCGTTTGGGCGAGCCGTTCCTGTTCAGCCTGGTCTTCGATGGCGGCCTGCGTTGCCTTCGTGGCGAACGCAGCCAGCCCAGCGAATGCCGCAGCCGACGCAGCCGTGACCGCAGCAATGCTCGGCACGAGCTTTTGCATGTCTGCTTCGGCTCCGCCGAAGATTGCCTTAGCACGATCACCTACTTCGTTGAACCCTTTGAGCAGGTCTTTGGGGTCAGCGATGAGCTTGACGATGAAGTCACGGGTCACGGCCATGACTGCCGATTCTACTCAGTCCAGATTGAGCGTCTTTCGTAGTTCGGCAAACTCCGTGCGCAAGACAGCAGCAATCTGCGGCTTGGTCATCCCATTGAATCGTGACAAGTCCTGCGGTTCGTTCCACCATGCTTCGTCTTCCCAATACCGCTTTTTCTTCGTCTCCGTTGTACGCGGATTACGATGTACCACCGGGCGAGCAATAAACCGTTCCTCGAGTTGCGGGTCAATGAACTCGCCAAATCCGATTTTGATGTCGGGAGTTGTGAGCGGTTTGTGTTGCGGTCGATAGAAGATGCGTGCAGGATCTTTGGTCTGCGGGTCGCCGACGACGTTGATGCGCTCATGTAGGCGAGTCCAGACTTCGTGCCAGCGGTCGGCAGGCACCGGATAGGCGAGCGGCAGGACGAGGTGCCAGTGCTGATCTTCTGGCGTATGCGACCAGGTGGTGTAGGCGAGGTATTCGAGACCGTCGAGTCGTGCGTGGTCGAATGCTTCGCCGTCCATGTCAACGACGAGACAGGTGATGTACTCGACGTTGCGGTTTCCTCTGGTCGTGCCGTGGAAGTAGGTGACTGGCGACCAGAGTTCGCGTTGCGTCTTGTCGCTTCTTGCCTCGCTGATTTGCAGCAGGCTGCTCAACCCTTGCCAGGAGATGGCGAACTTCTGCGGCTGGTTGGATTTGATGTCACGGAACTTGACGGCATGAATCATCGTTTTCGTAGGCATGGCGGGCCTCCTATGTTCACCCTAGTGTCAGCCAGCCTCCGCAGCAAGCTTCTTCAAGACGAGGTCAATCTTCTCGGAATACGCCTTAGCGATAAATGACTTGTTATCTCTGACCGCCTGCCAAAAGAAATAACCCTGCCTTCCGCGATGACGCAAGAATTGCATGGTGGTGGGGCGTCTACGGCCACCAAACTCAGCACCGAAGAATACATCGCCAGCCTTGGCTTTGGTCTTTCGTTTGCGGTTTGGACGTGAAGCCGACACGAATGGACCATTGTGATCAAGTTTGATAGTGGGGATTCTGTCTCGTCTGGCGCGTAATTTATTGACGACCGCTTGTGCCTGCGAGAGACCTGAAGAGCCGCGAACTGTAGGTCCATGTTTCGGTTGCCCTGCTGCGTTCACCTTCGCACTGTCAACAATGACCTGAGCAACTTCTTCGGCGGCCTTGCGCATCTCATAGTTGAAATCTGGATAAGCCTGCGATGCGATACGCAGAAAGTTGAACAGCTCTGGTGCGCCGATACTGACAGCACCGGCTCGACCTATTGCTTTGATTTCAGGCATGTCACCGATTGTAGGGCGTGTTCGGATTCTGCTTCACTGCACGCCAACGCAGATAGGCACTCATTGTGTAGAGCATTCGTGGAGATTCCGCCAGCAACACTGACGGGGCGATGCCCGTCTCGACCGCCAAATAGGCGATCAGCCAGTGGGCTGACTGCTCTCCAAAGGGACAATCTTGTCCTCACCTTCACCAGCAGAAATCTCTTCAACGGTGTCCAGCCAAGCATCAAACTCGAGTGCGGTGACTTGGTTGCGTCGTTCGCAGTGCCATGCCAACCAGGCGAGGTCGCGCACTTTCATCTCTGCTTCAACTTTCGCCATTGACTTGTCGTGGATTTCTTCGTATTTGACGAAGTCGGCGAATGCTACGACTGCAAGTCGTTTCTTGCCGTCGGTGCCGTGTACGGTCAATCCGAGTTTCATTGTCTACCTCCGCAGGTTAGGTGGATTGGAACTAGGCGAGGGCCTTCGTGATCGCACCCGAGATGGGGAAGGTTACGTCGGCAGTGTTGAGTTCGCCGACTGCGCCGTTGACCGGAGTCCATTCAGTGACAAGAACCGAGAAAGTGTACGAGGGATTCGTCGTGCCAGTTGTGGTTCCGTTTGGCTTCACAACACAGGTGACGGCGGTGGAGCCGACGAGCGGGAAAAACAGTCCGTCAATGGCGTTGTAGTCGTTGTGAATCGAGAACGTCACCGAGTTGTCGATGAGTCCCGACACGCGAGTGATTGCGGTTGAGCCGAACGCAGTCGTGGCGACTTCCGCAGCCGACGTGTTGAGCGTGACTGAGGCGACGTTGGAGCTGATGTCCGTGCCGTTGAAAGTGATGTTGGCGTTGGTCAGAACCAGCTTTGCCATGATTAGTTGTCTCCTGCCTTATCGGCTGTTGAGGTTTTCTTGGATTCTTTGACGGGCGTGATGATGCCTGCCTCAATCAACAACTCTACATTGTCGATTCCGCTTCCGTCCACAAACCCGCCCGGCTGAACGCCAGTGACGGAGAAGGGTCCGGAGACGAGGTATTTCGCCATGTTCTAAGCGTACACCGTGACCTTGAAATCGACCGCCAGATACAGGGTGTCGTTGGCGTCAATGTTGGTGAGGTTCTCGGCGTTAGTGACGATGAGATCGTCGCAGACGCCGCCGAGTGTGCGGTCGGCTTCGATGGCGGCACGAAGCGATTTGGCTCCGTCCCAATTCATGTATTGGTCAAGCTGGTCTTGCGCGGTTCGTTCCGATGCGCGGTTGACGACGAGTGTGACGGTGAAGTTCATCACCACGCCACCGCTGCCCATGCCGGTCTGGTGATAGGTCACGGTGTCGAGTGTCGGCCAAGCGAATGGCGGGTTCACCTGGTCGGGCTGATAGTCAAATGCGCGCAGACCCGAGACAGTATTGATAGCGGTTTTGAGGCCGTCTTTGACTTGGCTGATTGTGGCTGGCATCAGGCAAACATCCGCATGCGTCGATACGGCTCGACAAGCTGAGCCATGTCAGGGTCGAGGAATCGAGAAACGCGGATAGCGCCGAGATCACCGAAACCTGCGACGCCGAGCGGCGAATCGTAACGCTTGAAGATGCGTGACGACTGGATGATGCAAGCTTGTTTGATTGGCTCCGGCACGCTCGCCCAACCCCACTTCGCTGTCAGTTGCACGAGCGCCTGCTCGCCGTAGTTGGCGTTGACTGTCGGGAAGAGGTAATTGCCGACGGCACGAATCTTGTCGTATGACCATGTGAGTCCATCAAGCACACCGTTGAGCGGTTCAAGTTGATAGTCGCTTGTCTGCCAGGTGGTATCAAATGTTCCATCGGCAAACGATGAGGTTTTGAGTACCAAACTGTCGGTCGTGTAGAAATCGTCGCAATCAGTCCAAAACTCGTTGTTCGCCTGGAACACTCTCGGAGTTGCCGATGTGGCGGCCCAGAACTGGCGGTTGCAATAGCCGTCAATGAGACGTGATGCGGCACCGATGCAGTTGTCAATCAGCGCGTCATCCACGGTGTCGGCGGTGCCGATCCGTAGAGCTGCCTTGACTTCTGCCAATGTTGCGTAGCCGTTCGTCGCCATGACGGGTCAATCCTACTCTTCGTTCAACCCAGCGATTCCAACAACGCATGAACCTCGCTGGTGAAGATATGTTGCTGCCGAGCAATCTGCCGACGATACGGAGCCTGCCACTCGGACGCATTCGACCAATCTTCCCGAACCGACTGGAACTTACGGTTCGCCTCCGCTAACGAATCAAACTTGAACTCGTCACCTATCGGCATGTCCTCCGACAATCTGGCTGACCCGTTCAATACCGACAAGACCACGCACCCAGCCAAAGCGGCCTCACGAGGCGGACGGTCGCGCCCAGGATGCCGACCGAAGTCGATGTAAAAACGCGACGACCGCAACACTCCTGCCACCCCGAGACGGTCCAACCCGCGCAACTCGACGAACTCCACATCAGGATTTGACGCCATGAACGGGCGCATCAACCCAGCATCCTTCGCCGGATTCACCACCACCCGATCACCACGAACCTGCTCAGATTCGGCGACCTCCACCCAATCCGTCAACATCATGCATTTGCCTGTCATCTTCCAGCGAACATGACGCCAGGCGTACTCCGACTGGCACAGATGAAGACCGATACCAGACAGGTTCGTCTGCCCGTGCGAACCGAAGTTGTCGACACTCAGCCACCACAACGCCGCACGATTCATCGGAAACCATTGAGACAACTCTGGCCAAATCTCAGGCAACACAATCAACGCATCCGACGGCACCCGATTCATCTCGATGATCGGACAGTTGTAGTGCCGATATGGCTCAGGAGTCATTGCGTGAGGCTGATACAGAATCGCAGCCGACCCCGACTCAATCTTGTTCGCCACCGAAACCAACTGATGCATCGCATGTGGGCCACCCGTCACCGCCCCACCAGGGCAGACTACGACCAGCCTCAATCCCACGACTGCTCAATTCTCCTAGACAACTCCCAATCCCGCAGCTCCTCCCAAGGACGATGCAGCCGCTCGTTGAACCTGTCAAGGTTCGACTGAAACGTGAGAGAATTTCGTTGCTGAAACTTCTCGCTTGATGCGAGTGTGCTTGAGTTGCGGTGGTTGATTGCAGCCGTTGACGGAATAATCTTGATGCCTGCCCGCTGAGCTCGTACCTCGTAGTCGTTGTCCTCGAAGTACGCCGGGTGGAATCCTTCATGGAATAAGCCGATGCGTTCGACGACCTTGCTACCGATCCAGACGCATGACCAGTTTGGTTTTCCGCCGAGCACAATGTTGTCCTCGGTCGCCTGACTGAAGAAGTCGCCTACTGCACCTTCACCGAACTGTACGTCATGGTTCACAATCATCCACCCAGGCGAGAACGGTGTCGCTTTGACACCGAGATTCCACGATGCCGCCACACCGAGATTGCTCGGCATCCGCCACACGAAAACGTCTGATGCCTTATGCGTCTTTGGAGTCCACTCTGAATTGCCGTTGTCGATGCAGATGAGCTTGCCGATACGACCCTCAAACGACAGCAACATCGCATCCACGCGCCAATGCTCCGTGAGCACCGGAACAATCAAGACTGGGACGATCGGCACCACGCAGCAATCTCCTTCATCGCGGGCTTCCAATGGGTCCCATAAACCGCGTCCGCCTCATACTGCTTGGCGAACTCGACTGCCTTCTGCGACGTGCCACGCCCACGCTGATACGCCTGCTCAAGCGCATTCAAGATTGATGCGACATTCGGGATGACGAAGAACGCACCCTGCAACGGGTCCCACCACGGCTGACCCTCAACAACCCAACCATCACCAACGAGCTCTGGCTGAGCCGTAAAGTTTGAAACGATGACCGGCGTACCGCACGCCTGCGCCTCAATGACCGGAATGCCGAAACCCTCACCCATGCTGCACGCCAACAGAACATCGGCATCGGAATACATCGCGGCCATCGCATGATGCGGCAACCCCATCCTGTAGAGATACGGGTCGGCCCATTTGATTTTCTCCTCGGGGATACCGACCGCCAACGCCAACGACTTCAAATCAATACCACCCATTGATGTCGATGCCTCCGTGTGCATGTAGAGCACGGCATCCGGATGCTTCGCCGCAAACATACTGAACGCCATAAAGTTCTCTGCAAACGACTTGCGCGTCGGAGCCACGCCCTTATTCGCCGCCGTCATCATTACGACGAAACGGTCATCCTCCCAACCCATGATTTTTCGACCAGTCAACAACTGGTTGGCATTGTCACGAATCTCTTTCGTCGGTTTGTAGACCGACTCGATTGCGTGCGGCACATACACATTGCGCACACCAGCCTTATCCAACTCATCCTTGCCGAACTTCGACATGGCAATCGGCATCACATTCGAACGCTGACACCACTTCAAGACATCAGGCGGAATCGGTGCATGATCGATAGGCACCCAGGACGCAATGTTCGGCACCTTGTCAAGATTCGGAGCCTTCAATACCCACACATCAAACAGCGTGATGATGAGTTTCGGCAGATCGGACGTTTGCGTCCATTCCATCCAGTGCGCAACGATGATGTCGTCGCTATAAGGATTCAGTCCTCGCGGGTAGATTTTGATGCTGTTCCACGCCGACGTCGACCCTTCGAGGCCGTAGTTTGCGTGGATTGCGATTTCGTGCCCGTCTTTGATGAGCCTTTGGACCGCTTGCTGGGTTTGTTGCCCGTAACCCGTTCCGCACCACGGCGCGTTTGAATACCAGAGCGCCCTGACCGCGTCCGAGGTTCGACGACTGACTCCTCCCACAAGTGAGCCACGCCCCGCTGCAAGAGCAGGATCGCCTCCGGTTCCGGCAAATCCATCGGCACGTCTTTGACTACGACTCGCATTCACGCAAACCTCCTTCGCAGGTTCGCATCTACCTTAGCCGACAAATGTCAAAGCGGCCCGGCACCACCCTGCGTGTGGGTGCCGGACCGCTCGACTTGTTCAGTCCCCGTCAAGGGACTTCATCGACAGCGTTATCAGCTGTTGTTGATGAAGTATTTGACGTGGCTGGTTTGCGGCAGGTTGCCGTCGACGCGCATCGTCGCACGGAACGTGACGAGGTCCGCATTGAATGCGTAGTCGTCGCTCCGGTCGAGACGGAGTCCGCCAGCCTGACGGACGTAGTACGAGGGCAGGTGGCCGAAGATGACCGACTTGGCGGCAGATGCCTGCGACGCCATGGCCGGGTTCTCGTACACCGGGTAGTTGAGGACGCGGTCGTTGCCGTCTGCGAGCGAAGGCTCGAAGATGTAGCGGCCACTGGTATCCTTCAGTTTGCGCACCGCGCCAAGCGAGGCGGTATTCATCATCCAGCCGACGCCAGGCAGACGACGCGCCGCACCGTCCAGGCTGTAGGCCAGGTCGATGAGGTTGTCTGCGCTGAACAGACCGCCAGCGGTCGTGCCAAGCACGCCCGAACCAGCGGCGGCCACGATGCCTTTGGGCTTGTTCGTGCCGTTGCCGGTGGTGAGGTCTGAGTTGACGGCGTAGCCGATGGCGTTGCCGGTCTGCTCCGCGAGGAAGGCGAGGATGTCCACGCCTGCGTCCTCGATGAGTTCACGCGACAGCTGCACCAGGAACGAGTATTTGTACGCGCCCAAGGTGATGAACTGGTTGAAACCGAAATCGCTTTCGCCGATTGCGGTGCCTTCACCGGTGACCGTGCCGGTCGACCAGGAAGCCTGTGACGGAATCTGGAGGTTCTCTCCGCCAGCCGTGCGCAGCACCGTCGAGGTGTCGAGCATCGGGCCGACGAGTCGAGCCTGTGCGATGACCTGGTTGTAGAACGAGGTCGGAACCGGTGAGCCAGTCGAAGTCTTGACGACGTCGCGGGTCTCGAACGTGAACGAACGCATCTCGCCGCGGGCCATCGAGCGGATGACATCGGCATCGTTTGCCGCTGCCTTCGCCGCCGGACGAACCTGACCAGCGATCTCGCGGGTTGCCGCTTCGATCTTGGCCTCGCGCTCGGCATCAGCCTTCAAGGCTTCGATGCGAGCAGCACGCTCGTTGAGCTCGGCGTTCATTTTCTGGTATGACGCCTCTTCTTCGGAGGTGAGGTCGCGCTTTTCGGATGCAGCCTTGTCGAGAAGGGCCTTGGCCGCTTCCCAAGCACGCTGACGCGCCTCGACCTGTTGGTCGATGTATTGCTTCATGGTGTGTTCCTCCACGGAACTTGTTGGGGTCGCAGGGATTTTTATTCCACCTGGCGAGGCTCCTCAACCAGCACCTTCCCGCGGCTCCGCAGCGAAGACTCTTGACGAAGTCTAGACGAGCTTGGCTTGCAGTTCAAGTTGCTTCGCCAACAGCGAAGCAGGAACCTGCTCCGGCTTGCGCTGCAACTTACGCACCACATCGAGCAGCAACGAAGCCTGTTCGTCACTCAACTCCGACCCAGATTCGAGCACGGTGATTGCGTCGGCGAGCTTGTCTGCATCGGTGGCGGTGCGCTCGGCAAGAATGTCCAAGCTGCGCACCGATGCGCTTGTCGCCTGGTATGCGGGGAATCCGGTCACGACCGACACTTCGTACAGGCGTACTTCTTTGAGTTCACGCACCGAACCGTCTTCTGACCACGAGTCGCCCTTTGGCGGAACTGAGAAACCGAACGACATCGAATCCACGTCGCCGCGCTGAATCAGCGTCGACAAGTCACGACCGATCGTGGTGTCTGGTAGGTCTGCTTCAACTTTCAGGCCGCGTTCATCTTCCATGAGACGCAATGTCTTGGCGCGGCTCGTCGCAAGAAGCATCGACGAATCATGGTTTAGATACATGCGGATGTTGTTGCGCGACTTCAACGACTTGCGGAACGCACCAGGCATGATGCGTTCAATGAACGGGAGCGGCTCGGAATCAGAGTTGAATACTGCGGCGTACCCGCTGAATGACATGCCGTCGCCAGCCGGACCTTGACGTACCTCGAAATCGTTGACGGTTAGCCGACGTGTCTCGATCTTCTCGGTCATGGTGGTCAATGCTAGTGCGTTGAAGAGATTACTTGTCCACGAACAATCTTGACAAACGGGCAAGCGTCAGCAGGTAGCCGAGACGGCCTTCCTCTTGCCGAACGCGCTCAGCTTGACGTTCAAACCATTGCATCGCGGGCGACGGGTCAAGCGGGTTGATGCCCCAGAGGTAGAAGGCGACTGCACCCGCACCGGGGAATCCATCGTTGTCAGGATTGCTATTTTGCGGTGCCTCAAGGTCTACCAGGTGTCTTGCTCCCCAAGCGTTTGCACGAATGACTTTATCCTCGCTGATTCTTCCCGCAGCCATGTCACGGGCTTCACGCACAGTTCGCGCCACAAGACCATCACCAGCGAGACCCTGCCCGTAGTAATCCAAACCTTTGCGGGCCGCTTCCCGGATGTAGCTCGGCACGTCGAATGTGAGTTGCCGATCCATGACATTGACGTACCCAGAGTATTGCGGATCTTCATCGTTGACGTTCCCGGTCTGAACGGTTTGTCCTGGGTTGTCGTTGGGTAGGCCGGCGACCGGTTGCCAAGCGTTGCAGTAGTAAGCGGGAGAAACTTCGGCATCCCACCGCTTGCAGTAGAAGTTCTTGAAATAGCCACAGTTTCCACAGTTGCGGTTGGCTGGCACATCGGCGGTGATGGCTGGACGATAGTTGTCAGGCAACTCTCGAATAACAAGGGTCCGCAGATTTGGCATTTCTCCGTTCTCGATGTCTGCTGGGTCCAAGACAGGAATGCCAAGTTCACGGAATGCTGAACGATTGTCCGAGTTATTGTCTATCGCTAGACGTACTGGAGATTCTTCAAGGATGTCTTGCGCTTTTTCTTTCTTGTATTCGGGCGTCGGCATCGCAGAATCTTCTTTGAACTCAATGTCGTCGTATTCGACGCCAGCTGCATCCAATGCGGCAACCGTCGCATCTTCTTCGTCTTCCATCCGACCAGTGACGATGTAGATGTAGAAATCTTCGTACAGCTTGTTGACGTAGTCGACGACACGCTGGATTGGTTCCGATCCATTCAGGAGTGTTCCGTCAATGTCAACGATGACAGTTTCTTCTGCATCTTCGCTTCGTTCCCCGCCAGGTGGCATGTCTTCGGCAATGCTGATTGCGACCATCTGGTCAATGGCAGCTTGTTTCGACGTGTGGCAACCCATGACTTCTCCGTCTTCTTTCTCGACTGCCCATCCAGAGCAATCAGGGTTGGAGTCGGAGATGAAGTACGGCATCAGGGAATGATGTGCATCCAAGAAACTGAATGACCGGTTTTTGATGAGATTGCGTAGATTGTCGTTGACGCATAAATCAGGAACTCAACATCGCCACCTTTTGGAATGGCGTGTCCTGTTGAAGTGGTGATGTCTGCGCTTCCGACATACACCGTGTCGGTGTTGTCTTGATTGACGATGTGAATCACGCCAGGTTGCGCCCGCGATGGATTCAGAGCGACAGCAACAGTTCCGACAGCTACTTGACCTTGATACACGGGCATGATGTTTTACCTCAGAGCATCAACAATACTTGCAAGTCGTCATCCTCAGCGACGAAAGTGACAGAACCTTCAGCAGTTGATTTCACTGACGCAACGATTGGCGTGCAATACGCAAGCACCGTCTTCACATTCGGCACGATGATTTCCGGTACGACCTCAACGACGGGTTCGACTTTCTTCGATTTCGGTCTGCGTTGCCGAGACGGATAGGGAACGCCACCACCTTGAGGTTCTGGTTGCGGCTGTGGTATGACCGTTGCAATCGCAGAAGCATTCAAACCGCCCAGATTCGCCGTAGCAGTACCGGGTGGTGTCACAACGCCAGATGCCGTCGCTGACGCGCCTCCGAGCCCCACAGAGGCTGATGCGACGATTCTGACGACACCAGTCGTCGAAGCAGTAATCTGGCCGAGCGGTGCAACAGCCGAAGCTGACACCGTCACACCAGCCGACGCACTCGCCGACAACCCGCCAAGTGAAGCATCCGCCGACGCTGGGGCGATCACCGTCCCAGTAGCCGAACCAGCAATCCCGCCGAGCGGTGCGTCAGCGTCAGCGGTGACGGTGACGGTGACTTCGCTGACTTCGACAATCAGTTCGCCGAGCGGCGCAACACCTGAAGCAATCTTGATGACGGTTGAAGTTGCGCTCGATGCCAGACCTCCGAGGCTTGCGGAAGCGGACGCAACATTGACGACGGCAGCGGTTGCGGTCGCTGATGCTGCACCGAGCGGTGCTTCGGCTGTTCCGTTGAGCGGGAAGTTCGGGCCGTCTAGCCCGACATTCGCATCGTTGAGTTGGCTCGTGTTGAGCCTGAAGCGGCTCGTGGCCACGGCACGCCTACGAAGCGAGCGTCAATGAGACGGTGAGCGACCCCGACGAGATGGTGAACGTGTCACCCGCATTGTAAGCGTTTGCGGTGACAGTTCCAGAGAACAGGAAGTTTCCTGCTGAGATGTTGTCCCAGGCGGTGAAGTGGGTTGCGTCTTGCGAACCGGCGATGTTCGTCCAGGTGATGTCGGCATCAGATGCGATCGAGCCCGTCGAGGCGGCTGCGAACGACGCCGCTTTGCGGGTCGTTTCGGTTGCCGCGTTTGATGTGCCGTTTGCGCCAGGGTCACCGACGTGCAGTTTTACATACACGGTCGCCACAGCGTAAGAAGTGTTGTTGCCGACCGCATCAAGCCATGCGTTCGCCAAATACGAAGAAATACCTGTTGCCATCAGCCTTCAACCCTTTCCACGATTTCAGTGATGCGTCCGTCCTCGCCACGCACCACCTGACGCACCACGGTGCGTTGTTCGGGGACGTTGACGTTGACGACTGTTTCTGGCACGTTGACGACCGGCGCATCGACATGTACCGAAGGCGGTGCGACGTGGATGACTTGCTCTGGCATGTTGAGGTTGAGTTCGCGTGTTGAGTTCACCTCGTAGGCGGCCTTTGGGTCGACAGGGCTGACGCTTGCCAATGGCTGCAACTGCGTGGACGGCAGACCAGTGTGTTCGATGCTCGGCATGTCGAGAGCTGCCAGAACACCAGCCGGGTCGAATCCTGCAAGCACGAGTCGTTGCGCAATCAGCGACTTGCGGTCAAGGTCGGCAAGGTTGGCTGCGGTGATGTCGATGTTGGCCAGCGGTACTCGGTATGCATCGCCGCCTTCAATCGGAGTCATGTCCTCGAAGCGCCGAACATCGTTGACCGAGAGATAGCCGTTCATCAAGCCCGACGAGTACGAGGCGTTGCGTGCCGCGATATCACCACGCAGAAGTCCTGCGGTGGTGAAACGGATGAACGCACGACCAGCTAGTAAGACGCTGTATTCGGACTCAAGTTTGGAGAGGTATGGGGTCAGGCAGGTCTGCAAAAACGAAATCTGGTTCATTTCAACGGATGCGTAAGACATCGCACCCGGTGTGGTCACGCCAATCATCGATGGCGGGACACGGAAGATGCGAGCGATTTCTTCAACGGCGAACTGGCGAGACTCGAGGAACTGTGATTCGTTCGGGTCGACACCGGTCTTCTGGAACGTTGCGCCACCGAACAGGATGCCTGGGCGATGCGATCGGCGCAGACCTTTGTGGCCGTCCTCAAATGCGTCAACAAGATTCTTCGCTTGTTCACGAGACAAATTGCCGGGGAACTGGATGATGCCGGTCGTCGATGAGCCTTGTCCAAAGAATCGTGCGGCGAATTCTTCGAGTGCACGCGACAAACCGAGGTTCTCCTTGACGAGGTCGATGCGTGACTTGCCACGCAACTCGCCAGGAAGCACCAAGTCCTTGATGTGGATCATGTCAACGTCTTCGATGCGGTCACGGTCGTTGTGGACGTAGAAGAGTCGCCCGTAGTTGTCGCGTCGCACTTCGGTGTATTGCGGATTGAGTACCGACAGGGCGAGCACTTCGCCCTCTTCGTCACGGATGATGCGAGTGAAGCTGTTGCCGTTCAACAAAAGCGAAACGAGCACCTGCTGAAAGTGGTCGTCTTTGGTGACGCCGATGTCGGGTGCATCAAGCCACGCCGGACGCGGACGGTACTGGAGACGTACACCCTCCTGGCGGATGTACGAATCGACAGGCAGTGACGCAATCGTGTCGGCGATGAGACGCACGCACGCATACACCGAACCAATCTTCAGCGAATCTTCCTGCGTGACATAGACGCCAGAGTTCGTCGTGAACGTGTAGCCATCGCCGAGCGCGAACAGCGACTGGAACGAGATTGCTCGCTCTTCGTCCTTCTGCTGACGTGACGGTACGAGGCGGTCGAAGATCACTTGTCGTCATCCTTGACGCTTCGAGATAGGGCGAACGCCGCACCCATGCACGCCAATCCGAACACCATCGCCCCGAGGGCCGGTGACACGAGGAAGCCCGCCGCTACCAGCGACAAGATTCCGAGAAGTTCTAGCACGACAACGACCATCCTGACCTCCTAGGTTAGACGAACAATCGTAGTCACACCACGAAGAATCCAGGCGTCGGAGCTTCTACCGGTGTCGTCGTGGCCCGATCGGTTGCCATCGCCAACGCAATCACTGCGTCAATCTTGCGTTTCGACTTGCCTTTGCTCAACGTCCACCCGTTGTCCTTGACACGTTGCGCAGCAGACAGCACTTGGTCGGAGAAGATTGGGTTGCCGTCGTGCGCAAGTTTCTGATTCACAATCAACTCGTAGAGGTTGCCGCACGCAGGCACCATGCGTTGCGGCGACTGCGGATACTCGACCATCGGGAAGCCATCCTCGGCCAACGCTTCTGCAGTGCGCATGAAGAACGCCGGGTCGAACGCAATCTCCTGGATGTCGTACTGCTGCGCAACCTCACGCAGGTACGACTCGACAGCGGCCACATCGAGCACGCCACCTTCGGGCAACCAAATCTTCGCCCGCGCAACCAGCCGACCATCAACACGCTGCACCAACACGACCGCTGTCGTATCACGCTTCAACGCCATGTCCACACCAACCCACGTCGGCGCACCAGGCTGAAGCTGCAACTCAGGTTCACGGCACAACTCCCACGCGCCCTGCGGTAACCACGAATCCTCAGCAGTACGAACCCACTGATTGAACCGATACCGACGCACACTGACTTCGCTGGTCTGACGCACCGCAATCTCCATGTCCTCCATGTCAAGCAGACCCTCGGCAAGATTCGGATTCGCCTGCAACCAAGCATCACGGTCATTCAGGTCGCAGCCCTCCGGTGCTTCCCACCACCAGAACCCGAACTGCTCATCCTCAAGCTCGCCACGACATACCTTCTGGCCGTAGGCGTACAGCGTGCCACAGATGCTCGAGAGGTCATAGCCCGCAGTCGTGATAGCCACGATCTGCGGGTCACGCCTCGCACCCGAACCGAGCGTCAACGCATCCCACAGTTCTGAGTTCGGTTGAACGTGCAACTCGTCAAAGATGACGGTGCTCGGGTTCAAGCCTTGCTGAAGTTTCGCATCGCTCGACAGCACCCGGTAGACGCTGTGCGTCGACGGCACCTCAATCGCATCCCGATACACCTTGCAGATTCCGCTCAACGCAGGTGACTGTTGCACCTGCCACTTCGCCTCATCGAACACCACACGCGCCTGACGACGATCACCAGCCGCACTGTAGACCTCCGCACCGTGCTCGCCCTCAATCAGACCGTAGAGCGCAATCAACGAACCCAACAACGACTTGCCGTTCTTGCGGCCCAACCCAATCAGACTGCGCCGATACCGCAACAGACCATCGGGCCTGCGCTCATACAGCGACTCAATCAACGGCCGCTGCCACGCAGTCAACTCAAACGACTGACCCGCCCGAATCCCTTTTGACACATGCATGAACGTCGACGCGAAATCGACAACACGCTGACCGTCAGACTGCTGGAACTTCCTCGGCGTCGACCACCTTGGTGTTGCGACGACGGAACTGATCGAGCTCATTGGCAACCCTTATCTCGGCGAGACCGAGACGAGCCCGGTCAGACGGTGTGAACCCCAACAACGATAGCCAAGCCGTAATCTGCGCATTCAGTTCCGACTTCTGCTTGATGAGCGGATGCGTCACCAACTGACCATTCGCCGTCTCATAGAACCAACGAGTCACGTCAGTACCCAGCCACTGCTCAATGCGAGCAACCTGGTCAAACGCCAGACACAAC